CTTCGTATGCGGTCCTGGACCAACTTAGCTTTTGCTGGTGATAAAGATGGTCCGTATACTGTGCACTCAATGTCCAACCTCTATCCAATCAAGCTACCACGAATGCTTGCGCGTTTTGATAAACCTACTCGTTACACTACTCAAAATATGCGCTCAATTACACATTTGTGGCCAGGAGCTTTGGATATGTTGTATCATGCTATGGGAACTCGTTCTGCTTTTGGCACTCAAGTTTGGGATTATGAAGAGGCTAAGGAGGCCGCTGTGCTTGGGATTGCTAAACTTACTGCTTCTGGGTTACGCAGTGGTCCTCGACTTACTGCTGAGCTTCCTGGTGGTCTAAAGGTTGTGGGTTCAGCTACTGGAAAGAAGACTGATCAGTTACCTTATGCTGTTAAAGAATTAGATAAGACTCGTGATTTGTTGCTTAAGGATAAGACTTATACTCCTCAAGATACTGCTGCTCAGATATCTCTGAAGGATGAGGCATGGAATAAAATGGGCATGGCCTATCAAGAAGCCAAAGATCTTGTTATGAAACTTCGTCCGTTTTATATTATTGGTGTATTTCAGTATCTCATGGCAGCTATGTGTTTAAAATTTCGTCAGATTGTTGAACGTGGTCGTGTTATTAAAATTGGTATTAACTTTTGGTTTGGAGGGGCTACTGCCTTTGCTATGAGTGTTGCGTTCGATGATCCTAATATAATTTTTGAGGATGGTGATTTTAAGCATTTAGACTCGACCTTACATATGATTCTTCTAATGTTGTATGTTACACAGGCGTCGGTCTATTTTAATTGGAAAGCTATGACTGAGACTAATCGATTACTTTTGAAGGCTTTTTTTAGGATTTGTGGCGAAAGGTTATCGATTAAGGTTACTCATTTTTTTAGTGTGATTTGGAGAGTTGTCTATGGTGGTATGCCTTCAGGTGCATATGAGACTTCTCATGGTGACTCATGGATAGTTGCTTTTCTTTATTTCCTGTATGTTAAGCAGGTTATGGAGCGCTATCCAGAGCGTGTCACACAAATTCGTGAACTGTACCGTTTATTTAGATGTGGTATTGTTGTTTATGGCGATGATCATGTCTTATTTACCCATAGGGATGTTCATGACATAATTAATGAGTCTGGTTTTGCGCGTTTTGTCTCTGAATTTTGGGGTATGAAGATTCGGGATATTCATCGTGCTAAGTTTCTTACAGTTCCAAATCGTTTCTCTGGTGAGATTGATGAACCTGGGATTGTTTTTCTTAAGCGCTATTTTGTGGATCGTTGCTCTGTTTTTACTGCAAAAGAGATTAAAGTACATTCTATCTCACCAGTTGTACCATATAGGCCTTTGGGAGCTTTAATAATGAAGTTGGCATATGGTAAGGCGGATGAGAAGTCCTTGGTTGAGTATATTGTTTCTAGTATTGGTATGGCTTATGATACTCAAGGTACTAATAAGGTTGCTTACGAATTTTGTAAGCATGTTTACCTTGATTTGTCTCGTCATGTTGATGGAAGGATTCAGGATGTATTGCAGGAATTTATGACTAAAATGGCAGCGGAAGGTAAGGATGCTTATGTTACTCGCCTTATGCGTACTGCTGCCATTTCTGAGAATGATATTGTTCGTGGCTTTCCCACTTGGGAAGAGTTGATTTCTCGTCATAAGTATAGTCGTGATGCAGTTAAGTTTGGTGGCTATAAGGAAGCCATTGATAAATTATTTTTTTGAACGTCGTTTTGGTGGAGGTGTGACTCCTCTTTTTAATATGGGATAAAATTACAGCCATGTTCCGAATAGCGCTTTTTCTCCGCCACATCATGGCATGTCTATCGTGCATAAATGGGCGACCTGGAAGAATAGACAACATAAGTTATTTACGGTGATTAAAAGGCCCGTGAACTGAGACCCACCTTAAAGGGTACTGCATATGTTGTTGTTTTCTTTCGGGCCCCTGAAGTAGACAGGCATGTTATGCCCCTGTTTTGGGGACCAAAGTGGTAAAAAGAAATTCTTAGGTTTTCTTGAAATAATATATCTGAAGTAGGAGGCTGATAACTCCGTGCATAAGTTATA